ACATATTTGCGTCCGGCTTTGTCTGGTGTCCAGATAGACGCTGGGCTGAAGAGGTCATGGAGGAGTGTGCTTCGTTTCCCAACGGAGATCATGACGACTTAGTTGACTCAACCAGTCAGGCGCTGTTAAGGTTCCGGCAGGGCGGTTTTCTCCGTTTAAACACGGATGATGAAGAAGACTTTGTCCCCCGCCGAAAGAAAGCGGCCTACTACTGAGGAATCCCATGATCGAAAAAAGTTTATACCAAGCACCAACAGGACTCGCCGTCATAGAGCAAGCGCCCTCAATTGACATTGAAATCGAGATCATTGGCGAGGACGAAACCGCATCTGTTGAAGATGTGATGTCGCCAGAAATTCCTTTTGATGCGAATCTTGCGGAACACATCAGTCCCCAAGAGTTGAGTTCAATTGCAAATGAATTGCTCGGCGACATTGAGGATGATCTGGCATCTCGCAAAGATTGGATGCAAACCTATGTCGATGGTCTTGAACTCCTCGGCATGAAAATTGAAGAAAGATCGGAGCCTTGGGAAGGGGCTTGCGGTGTTTACCATCCACTGCTCTCAGAGGCGCTGGTTAAGTTTCAAGCAGAAACCATTATGTCCACATTCCCTGCCGCTGGGCCAGTCAAGACCCAGATCATCGGTAAGGAAACCCCAGAGAAAAAAGAAGCCGCCACTCGTGTTCAAGATGACATGAACTATGAGCTGACGGATGTGATGACGGAGTACCGACCAGAACATGAGCGCATGATTTGGGGTTTGGGTCTTTCCGGAAACGCATTCAAGAAGGTCTACTTCGATCCCTCGCTCAACCGCCAAACATCCATCTTTGTTCCAGCCGAAGACATCATCGTCCCCTACGGCGCATCCTCCCTCCAAACTTCTCCTCGTGTCACCCATGTGATGCGTAAAACCAAAAATGAACTCGCTCGCCTTATTCATGACGGGTTCTACATAGACGAAGAACTTGGCGAACCAAGCTCCAGCCTTGATGAGGTGGAGAAAAAGATTGCTGAGAAGATGGGCTTCAAGGCGACTACAGATGACAGATACAAGCTCTACGAAGTCCAAGTTGACCTCGACATCCCCGGATTTGAAGACTGCGATGAAAACGGAGAGCCAACCGGCATTGCTCTGCCATACATCCTCACCATCGACAAAGAAACCACAACCGTGTTGGCTGTGCGCCGCAACTGGCGACCAGAGGACGAAACCCACCAAAAGCGGAATCACTTCGTTCACTACGGATATGTGCCCGGCTTTGGTTTCTACTATTTTGGCTTGATCCATTTGATTGGCGCATTTGCCAAGTCAGGTACATCGATCTTGCGCCAGTTGGTAGATGCAGGAACTTTGAGCAACTTGCCCGGTGGATTTAAGACCAAGGGCATGAGAGTCAAGGGCGATGACACCCCAATCTCACCCGGAGAGTGGCGAGATGCGGACGTTGCATCCGGCACACTCAAAGACAATCTTTTGCCTCTTCCATACAAGGAGCCAAGCCAAGTCCTAATGGCGTTGCTTGCAAACATCGTGGACGAAGGCCGTAGAGCCGCTGGCTCAGGTGATTTAAACGTGGCAGATATGTCTGCAAACGCTCCAGTTGGTTCAACACTGGCGCTGTTGGAGCGCACCTTAAAGGTGATGTCTGCGGTGCAAGCTCGCATCCACTACTCCATGAAGCAAGAATTGGTGTTGTTGCGAGACATCATCAGAGACTACACGCCAGATGAGTATGACTACGAGCCGGAAGAAGGTAGCCGTAGCGCCAAGAAGTCTGACTATGACTGCTGTGACGTGATCCCTGTGAGTGATCCAAATGCCGCCACAATGGCTCAGAAGATTGTGCAATATCAGGCTGTTTTGCAGTTGGCTCAGAATGCTCCCGGTATCTACAATATGCCACAGCTTCACCGCCAGATGCTGGATGTGCTGGGTATCAGGAATGCACAAAAGCTCATACCTCTGGAAGACGACCAGAAGCCTCGTGATCCATTGAGCGAGAACATGAATGCCATGATGAATAAGCCTCTCAAGGCGTTCATCTACCAAGATCATGAGGCGCACATCGCCGCTCACATGAACTTCTTGCAAGACCCCAAGACGGCGGCAATGATTGGGCAAAGCCCAATGGCACAGCAAATCTCTGCAAGCCTACAAGCTCACATCGCCGAGCATTTTGCTTACCAATACCGTCAAGAGATTGAACAGCAGATTGGTGCACCGTTGCCCTATTTGGCTGAAGACGATGATGAATTGCCGCAAGAGTACGAGATTCAGATTGCTCGTCTGGTTTCTCAAGCTAGCCAGCAATTGCTTCAAAAGAATCAGGCAGAGGCCGCTCAACAGCAGGTTGCCCAGCAACAGCAAGACCCCATCATCCAGATGCAGATGCAGGAATTGCAACTCAAGGCGGAAGAAATCAAGCGCAAAACAGCCAAAGATCAGGCCGATACAGCCCTCAAACAGGCTCAATTGCAGGTCGAAGAAGCCAAATTGGAAGCGCAAACCAACTTGGAAGGCCACAAATTGGGAGTCAAGATTGCCCACGAAAAAGCAACTTTGGCCCAAAAAACCGAGGCAGAGCAAGAAAAACTCAACCTTGGCGGTCACAGATTAGGCTACGAAATGGCCTCTACCAAAGACCGTTTAAACAGAGAGTCGTTGTTCAAGTTGAATGACGCAAAAACCAAATCCCAACCCCCAACGACAGGTGAATGATGGATAACTTCGATGTAATTGTGAAGAACATTGACGACAAGGTTTACCAATTACGGGATTTTGTAGCCACAGGTAACGTGAATGACCTGTCGGAGTACAAGAAGGCGTGTGGTCAGATTCAAGGTCTGCTGACTGCTCGTGAATTCGTATTAGACCAAAAGCAAAAATCGGAGAGATTTAATGGATGACTTCTCGAGTGTCGGCACGAGGCTGGCAGAAGAAAGCGCATTGAAAGAGGTCGCACCTTTGACCCACGAAGAAAAGGCAAAACAACTCCCAAACCCATCTGGATACCGCATTCTTTGTGCAATCCCAGAGCAAGAGAAAGAGTATGAGAGCGGCATCATCAAAGCCGAACTCACTGTGCACAACGAGGAACTGCTGACTACTGTGCTTTTTGTAGTCAAGCTTGGCCCCGATTGTTACAAGGATGAAAAACGCTTCCCTAACGGCGCTTGGTGCAAGGAAGGTGATTTTGTTCTTGTTCGTCCTCACGCCGGAACACGGCTTGTTATCCACGGCAAGGAATTCCGCATCATCAACGATGACTCCGTTGAAGGCACTGTCGAAGACCCTCGTGGCATCAAACGCAAATAAGGAGCGCACATGAGTACATACAAAGGCGAAGAATATAAGTTCCCCGATGAGCAAGACCCAACTGATTTGGAGATTGAAATCGAGGACGACACCCCAGAGCAAGACCGAGGCAAAACACCATCTGATCCAGAGTTTGTAAAAGAACTTGACAGTGATGAGTTGGATGAATATTCAGCCTCCGCCAAGCAAAAGATAGCCGCCTTCAAAAAGGTTTACCACGATGAACGAAGGGCGAAAGAAGCCGCCGACCGTGAACGTGAGGAAGCTGTGGCGGTTGCCAAAAAGCTTTTTGAGGAAAACAAAGCACTCAAAGGGCGTGTAAACAACACCGAAGGCTTTGCCATCAGCTCCATCAAAACCAACGCTCAAGCCTCCTTAGAGAAGGCCAAGCGTGAGTACCGTGATGCGTATGAGTCAGGCGACACAGACAAGATCATCGAAGCTCAGGAAGCAATGACTGAAGCCAAGATGGCGATTGCGAACGCTGAAAGGGCTGAACAAAACTTTAGGTCTCAGCCTTTGCAAGAAGAAGAATTTGTGGTACAAACGCCCCAACGGCCTAAACAGCCGCCCCGTGATCAGAAGTTTGAGAAGTGGCGAGAGCGTAACTCTTGGATTGACACAGACTCTGAAATGCGAGCTTTGGCGATGGGTACACACGAGAGACTCGTTGCCGAACATGGTGCTGGCTATGCCACAACCGATGAGTATTACAAGCGCATTGACGCAACAATGCGTAAACGCTTCCCCGAGAGATTCGAGGAAGATGAAGGAACGGAAATCGAAGTCGATTCCAAACCTCCCGCTCGCACGAAACCGAGCGTTGTCGTAGCACCTGCCTCAAGAAGCACTGCTTCAAAGAAATTGAAGCTAAAGCCTTCCCAAGTTGATCTCGCCCGAAAGCTTGGAATTACCAATGAGCAGTACGCCAAAGAAGTTTTAAAACTGGAGATTTGAAATGACGAAGAATGAAATTAACCGTTTAAGCCGTGATGTTGACACAAGAGCAACCTATGAGCGCCCCAAGCAGTGGGCTCCAGCGGAACTCTTGCCTGAGCCTGATAAAGAGCCGGGTTACGCATATCACTGGGTTCGCACCTCAACACTGGGAGCCGCCGATCCCCGCAACGTTTCGAGAATGTTGCGTGAAGGCTGGGAGCCTGTACGAGTTGAAGAGCAACCTAAATTTCAACTGCTAGTTGATCCCAATAGTCGATACAAAGACAACATTGAGATCAGCGGATTGTTGCTTTGCAAGAGTCCTACTGAGTTTGTGGAACAACGCCGTGCGTACTTCAATCGGCAGACACAAGCCCAGACGGATGCTGTAGACAACAGTTTCATGCGTCAAAGCGATGCGAGGATGCCCCTTTTCAAAGAAGGCAAGTCTTCGACAAGTTTTGGCAAAGGTTTCTAAACTTTTTGGAGTTTTTTCATGGCATATCCTACCGTCTCAGGCCCTTACGGGTTTCAACCGATCAATCTGATCGGCGGTCAGGTGTTCGCTGGTTCTACTCGCAATATCCCCATTGCTTCAGCCTCTGGCACATCCATCTTTGCAGGTGATGTTGTCCGTCTGAACACTGGTGGTACTTTGAGCCGAGCCGCTACGGGCACTACTTCCGCCACTGACGCAGTCGGTGTTTTCTTGGGTTGTTCTTACACAAACCCATCAACCAACCAAAAGATTTTCACTCAATACTGGCCCGGTGGCACTGTCGCCGCTGATGCCGTTGGTATTGTTGCTGACGATCCCAACACTCTGTACAAAGTTGCCGTGTTGTCAAATTCGACAACTATTGGCGGCTTGACTCGTGCGGCTGTTGGTCAAAACGTGGCTTTCTTCTTGACCGCTGGTAGCACTACCTCTGGCGACTCTAAAGAAGGCGTGTACAACTCGACTGGTTCAACCACAACTCTGCCTTTCCGCATTGTTGATGTGGTTCCCGAAACCGTCAACGCTTCTGGCTCGTATACAGAAGTGATCGTCAAGTTCAACTTTGGCGTTCACACTTATACATCCGCTACGAACGTAGTAACCGCCGCTTAAAGGAGCATCTAAATGGCTATTTCTCGTGCCCAACTACTGAAAGAACTGCTCCCCGGATTGAACGCTTTGTTCGGTTTGGAATACGCAACGTATGGTCAGCAACATAAAGAAATTTATGAAACTGAGACTTCTGAGCGTTCTTTTGAAGAAGAAACCAAGCTGTCCGGCTTCTCTGCCGCACCTGTCAAGAACGAAGGCCAAGCCATCGCTTATGACAATGCTCAAGAGGCGTTTACAGCTCGCTACAACCACGAAACCATCGCTTTGGGTTTCTCGCTGACCGAAGAGGCCATCGAAGACAACTTGTACGACAGCTTGTCTGCTCGCTACACCAAGGCTCTGGCTCGTGCAATGGCTTACACCAAACAGGTCAAAGCCGCCGCCGTGTTGAACAACGGCTTCACCAACTCTGCCGCTTATTACGGTGGTGACGGTGTGCCTTTGTTCTCTACAGCTCACCCCTTGGTTTCTGGTGGAACCAACAGCAACACCCAATCAACCGCCGCAGATTTGAATGAGACTTCCTTGGAAGCCGCCATCATCCAAATCCAACAGTGGACTGATGAACGTGATCTGTTGATCGCCGCCAAGCCCAAGAAGTTGATTGTTCCTCCACAGCTTCAGTTCGTTGCAACTCGTTTGCTCGAAACCGAATTGCGTGTTGGCACAACCGACAACGACATCAACGCCATCAAGAACAATGGCTCTGTCTCTGAAGGTTACACCGTTAACAACTTCTTGACCGATCCAAACGGCTGGTTCCTGACCACCGATGTTCCTAACGGCATGAAGCACTTCATCCGTACACCTCTGTCCAACAGTATGGACGGCGACTTTGATACCGGCAACGTCCGCTACAAGGCTCGTGAGCGTTACAGCTTCGGCTGGTCTGACCCTCTGGGTATGTGGGGATCACAAGGCGCTTAATTGCCCTTGGAAAGAAAGGCTCCTTCGGGGGCCTTTTTTTTGCGTTTAAACCTTGTACAGCGTTTAAATGTGGTGTATAAACTAGGTATCTGGGCTTTCACTTACATCAACCGCCCCAGCGGACAGTGCAATGATGATGTAGGGACTTTTGCATAAAGGAATTTTCATGGGATTCGCAACTCACCTTGGCCCTTGGTTGTTGGGCACTGTTAAAAACACCACTGGCTCAACTGCCGGAACAATCCGTAACATGGGCGCTACTACAGTTAGCCAGTACGAACATGTTGTGTACGGCACTTTGACTGGCACTGCCTTTGTTCTTCCCGCTGGCGCTCAAGTCACCGACATCAAGATCGTCACCACCACCGTATTTAGTGCGGCTACCACTGCCAAACTAAGCATTGGCGCTGTGGACTTCACGACCACAGGAACAATCACTTCTGTTGGTGGCATTAGCTTGACTGCAAATGCAACAACACCAGCTTTGTTCCTTAATGTTGGCTCAACTGATGCCATCGTTACTTACACATTAGCTGGCACTGCACTGACCACTGGTGCGGCAACCATCATCATCACTTATGTTGTTCGCAACTCAGACGGTGCGGCAAACCCTTCTGCCACTCAAAACTAATCTGACGGGGAGCTAGTCTCCCCTTTTTTTCTCGAAAGGATTAGCCATGATGCAGACAGATGTAAAACAAGCTCACATAAACGCAAGTGGGTTTATGGTTTT